ATTTAACAAATCTGTTGAAATAAAACTTTTAATTTCTACTGGTAAAGAACAAACTAAAAAAAGTCCTAGAGTTTGTGAATTTGTTGATTTTGTACCCAACGCTAAGTATTTAAAAGAGATAGAAATGCACTTAATGAGTTGTGCTAATATTTTTAATGCGTGTAATGAACCAGATGATATGAAGCATTTAATAGTACCTAAATTAGATGATTGGACTTGGAATAGTGCTGAGTTGCTAGAGCAAAGAAATGAAATCTGGGGAATCTGAAGAGGTAATGAAGTTAGCAAATCATTATATGAAAATAGTCAGAGAAACTAAAAACTGGTGGCAAGGCTGTTTTGATGATTGTATAGAAATTGCAAAAAAAGAAATTGGAGAAAAATATGACGAAAATATGGAAGATGGGAATAAGCACCGATAATTTTATCGCTGACACAGTAAACCTTACAAACGAAGAAATAGGTATTTACTTTAGATTATTATGCTACGCATGGAAGAATGAAGCATATTTACCTAAAGATATATCAAGAATAAAACGCATAGTTCAAAACGCCAACGAGGAGGATATAAACTACATACTAGAAACATACTTCAAAGAAGATGATAACGGATACTTCTCCAAAGCCCAAAAGGAAGAATTTGAATGGGTCATAGAGAAATCTGGTAAAGCTAAAGAAGCGGCAGATAAAAGATGGTCTAATGCAAACGCATTAAAAACGCATAACCAAACGCAAAGCAGTTATAGTCATAGTCATAATAATAATAAAATAATTAATGATGCTTTTGAGGATATATGGTCTAAGCTAAAAACTAAGCGTGGAACAAAATCCGAAGGTCTTAAAGCATACAAAAAAATACATGGTAAAGTAGAACCAAGCCTTCTCATAGAGAAATACAATGCCAAGTCAGATTCTATAGATGAAAAGAAGTTTTTAGCACATTTTAGTAGGTGGTTAAACTCAGAGGGCTGGACAGAAGAACTATTAACAGAGAAAAAAGAGGAGTTTAAAATAGATAATCGTAACCCCTATGCTAATTTACCACTATGGAAAAAGGGTATAAGAACAATGAATGATACAGACCAAGACATTAGAAAAGCCTATAAAGATGGTTTGTTAGAAAAAAATCATATAGAAAAATTAAATATTAGCGTATAAATAATGAATGGAAGAAGATTTAAAGAAACTATTCATCACAATACCAGATGTTTATGGCGGTTATTCTGCTGTTATTCAAGTATCTGGTTTTGAAACAGAAGAGGAAGCTAACGATTATCTTTTAAAACATCATAAAGTTCAAGACATGGAAGTTTTAAAACAAGATATTACAATTCACTAATGGCAAGACCAATTAAATACGACATAGACACAGAAGAAGTAGTTAAATTAGCTTCTTATGGGTGTACTAATATAGAGATAGCAGACTTTTTTGGCTGTGATGAGAGCCTTATTCGTAAGAGTTATTCCGAATATCTGACAAAAGGAAGAGCAGACATGAAGATAAGACTTAGGAAGATGCAGTTTAACCTTGCAGAGAAGTCAGCAGTAATGGGAATATGGTTAGGTAAACAGATGTTAAATCAAACAGACTATCCAATAACAGAAGATAATGAACCTTTAAAATGGTCTGCTGATTAAGTGCCACTTACTAAACCTCAAAGAGAAGTAATACTATGTGATAAGCGTTTCAGAGTAATGATTGCTGGACGTAGGTTTGGCAAAACTTTTATGTGTATTCAAGAAATGGCTAAGTTCTCAAGGTTTCCAAATCAAAGAGTATGGTATGTGTCACCCAGTTATAGGCAATCAAAGACTATTTGTTGGGATATGCTGAAACAACAAATGATAAAACATAGATGGGTGCAAAAGATTAATGAAGCTGATTTATCTATGGTTCTTAGAAATAATTCTGTAATTAGTCTTAAAGGAGCAGATAATGAAAGTTCCTTGCGTGGTGTAGGACTAAATCTAGTTATTATGGACGAGTTCCAAGACATAAAACCAAGTGCATGGTATGAAGTAATTAGACCTACATTATCAGATACATTAGGACACGCTTTATTTACTGGAACACCAAAAGGATTTAACTTTGCTTATGATTTGTATTCTAAACAAGACCCAGAATGGCAATCATTTAAATATACCACAATAGAAGGCGGACAAGTAAGTAAAGAAGAGATAGAACAAGCTAAGAATGATCTAGATGAACGCACATTTCAACAAGAATATCTAGCAACATTTGTTAATTATGCTGGTATAATTTACTATAACTTTGACAGAAACAAGCATATCATCAATGACTATGAAAGAGTTTCTAAGACAATTCATATTGGTATGGATTTTAATATTTCTCCTATGGTTTGTGTTTTAGCAGAGCAAGTGAAGAATGATTTAATAATCTATGATGAAATACAGTTATGGAGTTCTAATACTTCTGAAATGATTGATGAAATAAAAAATAGATATCAAGGTCATAGGATAGTTGTATTTCCAGACCCAGCTTCAAGACAAAGAAAAACATCTGCTGGAGGAATGACAGATTTATCTTTACTACGCAACGCTGGTTTTGAAGTTAAAGCAAGATCGCAACACCCATTAGTCAGAGATAGAATTAATGCTGTAAACTCCAAGTTAAAAAATGCAAATAATGTGTCAAGTCTATTTATAACAAAATCTTGTAAAAACTTAATTAAGAGTTTAGAAAGACAGATATACAAAGAGGGAACAAGTGTTCCAGATAAAGATAGTGGGTTTGACCATTTTAATGATGCGTTAGGCTACATGGTAGAATATATGTTTCCTTTGCGTAGAGAGTTTAAACCAAGTGAACCGACTAGGTGGAGTTGATGGCAGATTATAGTAGAGAATTTTTAGTAGCTAAACATGGAGATTATGAAGATAGTCTCAAGAACTGGAATTTTCACTATAGATCATATGTAGGTGGAGATGATTTTTCTAATGGTTATTTTTTAAACAGATATATTTTAGAAGGTGATGATGAATATATAAAGCGTGTTGATTTTACACCTTTAGATAATCATTGCCGCAATGTAGTCCAAATTTATTCAAGTTTTTTATTTAGAGTTCCTCCCACGAGAGATTATGGCTCAATGTCTGGTGACCCCCAGCTTGAGTCATTTCTCAAAGATGCAGATTTAGATGGTAGATCATTTCATAATGTAATCAAAGATATGCAACTTCACGCTTCAGTTTATGGTTCATGTTGGGCTATTATAGATAAACCAGCAACAGTAGCTAAAACTAGAGCAGAAGAATTACAACAAGACATTAGACCATACATCTCAATCTATACTCCAGAGAATGTGACGAACTGGGAATATCAACGATTGCCTAATGGTAGATACTTCTTAACATCATTAACTATTGTTGAAGATATAAATGATGAAAGAGCAATTATAAAAGTTTGGACTCCAGAAGATATTACAACATACAGAGTTAATCAGTACATGAAGGATTATTCTACATCTAAGCCAGTTAAAATTGATGAACAACCTAACGCTATTGGAGAAATACCAGCAGTTATTTTATACAATCAAAAGTCACAAAGAAGAGCAATAGGTATTAGTGATTTGTCAGATGTTGCAGAATTACAACAGTCTATTTACAATGATTATTCAGAGATTGAGCAGTTAATCAGATTATCTAACCACCCTAGTTTAGTTAAAACACCTAATGTTGAAGCTAGTGCTGGTGCTGGTTCTATTATTGAGATGCCAGAAGATATGGACGCAAACTTAAAACCTTATATCATTCAACCAAGTTCTCAATCATTAGACAGCATAATGAAAACTATTCAGATGAAAGTTAATGCTATTGATAGAATAACACATATGGGTTCTGTAAGAGGTACTGAGAAAACTGTTAATTCTGGTATTGCATTACAAACTGAGTTCCAATTACTTAATGCAAGACTATCTGAAAAGGCTGATCTATTAGAAAATGCAGAGGAAACTATTTGGTCATTGTTTGCTAAATGGCAGAACAAAGTATTTGATGGTGAAATAGACTACCCAGATACATTTGATTTAAGAGATTATGCGGCTGATTTACAATACTTACAGGTAGCAAAAGCTAGTGGCGTTAAATCAGAAACATTTATTAAAGAAATAGATAAACAAATTGCAAGAGCAGTTGTAGATGATGATGAAGCAATTAATTCAATTAATAATGAAATAGACTCTAGTACAACAGCTATTGGTCAATTCTCAACAACATTACCTACAGATGACAATGGCGAAGAAGCGTAGAGCAACACCTAAAGACAAAAGTACAGGACTTCCAAAGAAGTATTTATCTGGATTAAAGGGCAAGAAAAGAAAAAAGAGAGCCAAGTTAATCAAGAAAGTATCATCATTATATAAATCTGGTGGCTTTATTCCTAAGAGTTTATTGAGAAGTAGGAGCAAAGCATAATGGCAAGTAGATTTAGAAAACCTTTATCAGCAAGTACAAAGGCAACACTTAGGCGTAAAGCTAAAGCGTCCAAGAGATTTACTTATGGAACATTAGCTAAAGTTTACAGAAGAGGGCAAGGTGCTTTTCTTAGTGCTGGTTCTAGAAGAGTTCCTATGGCGGCTTGGTCTATGGGTAGAGTTAATTCATTTTTGCGTGGCTCAAGAAAGCATGATTTAGATTTAAGAAAAAAGAAAAAATAATGGCAAAGTATCAAGGCAGAACAGTAAAATTAAATAAACCTTTTAGAACTTCTGGAGAGCGTAAGAAGTTTGGGGTGTATGTTAAAGACAGATCAACAGGTAATGTAAAGAAAGTTAGATTTGGTGACCCTAATATGAAAATTAAAAAGTCTAACCCAGCTAGACAAAAGAGTTTCTTAGCAAGACATGGGGCTATTCTCAAGAAGGTGCGAGGACAAAAAACCCTAGCCCCAGTCTATTGGGCTTTAAAATCTTGGAGAAAAGGTTTTAATGTATAATGTCAAGAAATCCATTTATAGAAAGATTAGCTGATCAACACGAAGCA